GTTTGGGTACTAGTAGTACCACAGCACTAGCGGGAGACACCAAGTTGGTAGGTATAGGTTCTAATACAACACTATCATTTGGAGACTTAACAGAAACAAAAACAGGTAAAGGTACAACTTATACTATAGTTTTACAAGCAACGAGAAATTTTGGTGGTAAAACTGGATTAATAACTAAATCAGCAACTATAACATTAACATAATAAGATATGAAAAAGAACTTAATTACTTCAACATCAAATGGAACTAATCATGTTATAATAGGACCCCCAGAAGCTAACAGTGGAAATAAGAATATTATTATTCATTCTTTATATATAGTTAATACAGATACTACATCTATTGGTGTAGATGTTTATTTAAGTTCAGATAATGGTGTCACTGTTAATGTTCCTATCTTAGATGGTATTAAAATAGGTATAGGTTATACATTAGATGTTTTTGACGGAATTCCTTTTGAATATGCAGATTCTTATGGTTTATTCTTTAAAATGACAAATGCTGCATTTACTGCTAAGGTAACTGGAAACTATAGTACATCACAAAGAATTCAAGTTTCTTAAAAGTTTTTTAAATAAACTTCTTTTATTTAAACTTTTTTTATATATTTGCCTAGTTATTAATTTTAAAATTTATTAAAATGGCGGATACAAAAGAAAATCCAAATACAAAAGCTCCAGAACTTTCAAAGGAAGAAATGGAGAAAAGAAGAGCTGAAATAACAGCTTATTATGAAGAGCATATTCCTGCTTTAAAAGTACAATTAGAATATGAAGGTTTATTAAGAGATATTGAAAAGTGTCGTGCAGAAAGAGTACAAGCACAAATGTTTGTTGCTAATACTATGGCTGGACCACCTGATGTACCTCCTGTACCTGCGCAAAATCAAAATCTTGATGCAGCAAAAAAAGAATTTGATGCAGCAAAAAGAGGTAAAGATCTTGCTGAAAGTATTAAAAAAGCAGCTAAAGAAGAAGCAACAACAAAAAAAAGAACTCTTAAAAAGACTACTTAATTATGAATATATTGAAAGTTACACGTGAACAAGTAGAACAAACTATAAAACAAATGACTGATTACAAATGGTTTGAAAAAGGTGACTATAATCTTAATATTGTGGGTATAAGAAACTCAAATACAAAAGGTAAAGTTACAAACCGATTTGATGACAAGATCACTTTGTCTTATAAAGTAGATGGTGAATGGCAATTCCATTGTTTTGATTGTACAACAGATCCTGGAACTCATTGGGTTGAAAACATAATGAGAAAGGAAGGTGTTGCTATATTAAAACCTGGACAATATAGAAGTAGTCATAAAATTAGAAAGCATCAAGGTAGATATGAAGCATTGGGTCAACAAAAACCTGTTAAAGTTTACAGAGATGATAACCGTGATGGATATTATAACTTAAATGAAAATTCTGTACAAGAAGGTTTATTTGGAATTAATATTCATAGAGCAACTAAATATGCAGGTAAAAAATCTAGTCAAGTAGATAAATGGTCTGCAGGTTGTCAGGTTATTGCCTCAAATGATGATTGGAAATTATTTATGAAAATCTGTAGAAAAGCCAGAGATACATGGAGTAACAATTTTACATATACATTATTAGATAGTGATAAATTATTACAAACATGGCTATAGTAAATAAAGTAGATAAGAGAGTAAGAACAAGTAGGGATGAGGTAGTAAAATACCAAATCCTTACTTATTGCTTTTTAAATAATATTCAAATTAGTAATTCAGATCTTAACTGTTTAGCAGAATTAGCTAAAAAAGGAAGAAAAGAATTAACATCTTTTTGTGAATACATATCTAAAAAGAAAATATTTAAAAGCTCTCAATCTTGTAGAAATGCTCTTGCAAAAGCAGAAAAGAAAAATCTTATTATTAAAGATGGAACTAATAAAAAAACAATTTATATCAATGATGATATAAATGTACAAACGGAAGGAACTATTTTGTTGGATTATAAAATTTTAGGAGTTGAAACCGAAGAGTCATAAATATTTTTTTAAATCAGTTGCAGAAGAAACTGAAGTTCATAAAGATGTAGTAGATGACTTGGTTACTTTTTATTTTGGAAAAGTTAGAAAATGTTTATCTGATTTAGAACATCCTAGTATATCTATTTCTAATCTAGGAACTTTTAGTTTAAGAAAAACTAAATTAGAAAAAGCTATTAAAAAAAATAAAGATATATTAGGTAATCTTCAAAAAATGAAATATAAAGATTATGATAAATATATTCCAGTAAAAGCTAAAATAGATTCTATGGAAGCAATGTTAATTAAATTAAATGAATCAATAAGCAATAAAAAAAAGTTTAAAAATGAGAATAAATAAATTATTAGGTGCACTTGGTAATGCAAAACAAATTGCTGAAGGTATAAAAAATAAGGTATTTAAAAATGAAGATGTAGAAGCTGTTGCTAAAATGAGATGGCAACATTGTGTATTATGCCCAGCTTTAGATAATAAAGGTACTAAATGTGCTATGAATGGTACACAACCTTGTTGTGCAGATTGTGGTTGTAGTTTAGGTTTTAAATTAAGATCTCTATCAAGCTCATGCCCTAAAGGAAAATGGAAACCAATTATGGATAAAAAAAATGAAGATGCTTTAAAAAAGCAAATAAAAAAAGACGAAGATGCCAGTAATATTTAAAGAAGAAGGTCACATATATGAAAGTCTTAATGAAGATCTTGAGAAAGATCAAATTAAATGGACAAGTGTTACATCATTTGTAGGTATGTTTAAGCCTAAATTTGATGCAGAAGCGCAATCTAAAAAGTCTTCTAAAAATAAAAGATCTAAATGGTATGGTTTATCTCCAAAAAAAATATTAGAAATTTGGGATAATGAATCTAAAAGAGCTATTGAGTTAGGTAATTGGTATCATAATGAAAGAGAAAAAAGATTATTAGAATTTTCTAGAATAGAAAGAGAAGGTACAGAAGTTCCTATAATTAAACCTATAGTAGATGAAAACGGTATTAAAATTGCACCTAAACAAAAACTATTAGAAGGTGTATATCCAGAACATTTTGTTTATTTAAAATCTGCAGGTCTATGCGGTCAAGCAGATCTTGTAACAATAGTAAATGGAAAAATAAATATTCTTGATTATAAAACTAATAAAGAAATAAAACAAAAAGGATTTACTAATTGGGAAGGTATTACATCTAAAATGTATAAACCTGTTAGTAATTTAGATGATTGTAATCTTAAACATTATAATTTACAATTAAGTTTATATGCTTATATTATTAAAAAGCATAATCCTAAACTTAAAATAGGTGATTTAACAATTCAGCATGTTATATTTGAAAAAGAAAAAGATGATGAATTTGGCTACCCTATAAATAAATATAATGATCAAGGAGAACCAATAATAAAAGAAATTAAAATGTATAATTTACCATATTTAAAACAAGAAGTACAAAGTTTAATAATGTGGTTAAAAGATAATCCACTATGTTAATAAAATTATTTGATATACAAAATGGTAAAGTAGTTCCTACTGAACACTGCTATACATTAAAGTCATTAAAAAAAATAATGGAAGAATATCCAGATACATATTTATCTGTATATCAATATGTATTTTATATGACATGTCCTGATCCAGATTTAAATCCCTTCTTTAATATGCCTGAACATGAAAAAGAAGATATAATTATAGAAGAAATAGAATTAGAAGAATCTACAGAAGATGGACCTATTAGACATGCTATAGATACATGTAAAGAATTATATGAAACCCCTACATATAGAGCCTATAAAGGAATTAAAACTATGTTAGATAGATTAGCTAGATATATGGAAACTACATCTATTGATCATGGTAGAGATGGTAATTTAACAGCATTAGTTAATACTGCTGCTAAATTTGATCAGATTAGACAATCTTTTAAAGGTGCATATACTGATATGAAAAATGAACAACAAAGCTCTGTCCGTGGTGGTCAGGGTCTAGCTTATGATCAATTATAAATTTAAATTTTAAAACTATGCAAGTAATACCAATTGGAAAAAAGGTTTTAGTAAAACCAATAGAAAAAAAAGAAACTACTAAGGGTGGAATTTATCTTCCTGAAACACAGCAAAAACAACCTCCACAAGGAACTATTGTTGCTGTAGGTGAAGAAGTAACAAAAGAACTTCAAATAGGAGATACTGTTAGATGGCTAATGGTTATGACTGATGAGATTGAATTTACACATGAAGGAGAAAAACATTTAGTTCTTTCTGATCAATCTATTATTGCTAAATTAAAGGATGTATAAAAAAATTCCTAGATATAAAAACGGAGAATGGGATTATAAAGAATTTGAAACAAAAGAAGACTTTACTGATTTCATTCTTACAATTTTTAAAGAACCAGGGCAGTATGATTTTGATAATACTGCCCTGTTATTTAATGAGCAAGCTACTGCATTTAATAAACAAGGTTTCTACTGTAATAAACCCTTTAGATCTAAAGATTATATTAAGTATTGGAATTTTGAAAAAGAAAAATGTAGAGAGGGAGCAATCTTCTATGGAAAGAAAAATATCTTTTATTTAACAAGAGATTATTATATGTGGTTAAACTTCTTACCAATCTTTGATAAAGAAGAAAAGAAGTATGGATTTGCTAAAGTAAGAGATGCTCAATATCATATGGCATTATATGAGTTATTAGCAGAATTACATTATAGACATGTTGCTATACTTAAGAAACGTCAGATAGCTTCTTCTTATTTTCATATGGCTAAAGTTTTAAATCAATTTTGGTTTGAAGAAGGATCAATATGTAAAATAGGAGCATCACTTAAAGATTATATAAATGATAAAGGATCTTGGAAGTTTTTAGATGAATATAAAACTTTTCTTAATGAACATACTGCTTGGTATAGACCATGTACTCCAGAAAAGGTTTTATTATGGGAACAAAAGATTGAAGTTAGAATAAATAATAGAAAAACTAATAAAGGTCTTATGTCTAAAATACAAGGTGCTTCTTTTGAGAAAAATCCAACAACTGGTGTTGGTGGACCTTGTACATACTTCTTCCATGAAGAAGCTGGTATTGCTCCTAAAATGGATCAAACATTTGAATATATTAGACCTGCAATGACATCTGGTATGATAACTACAGGTATGTTTATTGCAGCAGGATCAGTGGGTGATCTTGATCAATGTGAACCATTAA